TCAGTAATGCAGGAATTACAACCTACTCTCTTACCGGAGCATCAGCCATGGACTCTATATGGTCTACATATCGTATTGCTGCTATTAAGTTTCGCTATTTCCCAGAGGTTAATGTGGAACAGGTTGACGGAACAGCAACGGGTGTATTTAGTCCGTTCTATATCACTTATGATTCTGATGGACATGAAATTGACATTACTGCTGCCAATGTTGCGGACATGATTGCCTCACCAAAGGTTACCGTGAAGAATATGTTCAGACCTTGGTCCTACTATGTGAAAACCCTCAAGTACCCTATCAGGCACAAGTATCCTATGGCTAACCCTAATGACAGCATCACAACTAACAATGTTAATATGGCCGGGCAATGGCACTCAGGAGGCAACTCTATTGGAACACTTCCAACTGCATACAGCTCTCATATACATATGCTTACAACTTGTCCATCTGGTCAGAACTCGATAGGTCGTATGGTAGTAACAGCGTATGTTACGTACAAGGACATATACACGAGTTAATCCCGGAGTTTCGGAGGTGGTGGCTAGTATTACCCACCACCTCCGTGGCACTTAAACCATTATCATATACCAAACCCTGCTGACGTCATCATATCCCTGCCACAGAAGATGAAATAAATGTATTTTTATTGTAAATGATCAAAATCATCAATGTTTAGCATAGACCAATCAGGTGTTCCAGGTTCTGCACTCATCAATCCTTCGCTCGAGGGGGGCGAAGTCTTCCCATGGATACCATCCTCTTGGCTCGACATTTGTGGTGATGATGATAACCTTTGGAACCCATTCTTTGAATCCGCCTTTAATAGGCACCTGCAGACGATATCGGTCAAGAAGGCGGAGTAGGAAGCGGTAACTGATTCCACAAGATCTCCCACCGTCAAAGTCATCGATGAGGACATGTGGGTGTCTATCGTAGCCATCAAACCATTGTCCATCTGGCTTAACCCATATATCAGGGTAGAGCTCATGAGCGAGTTGAGTCTTTCCACACCCCGTGGGACCTCTGAAAACTCTGACCTCAGTCTTCCAGTTCCTGGGTGCTGTAAATACATCAGCACATCGTTCAATAAAGCGAGGATATTTTGCTGCTACTAACGGAAACTCCGTGTAGATATCACTTACGCTCCCTCCTTGTCTGAGTCGTCCTTGGACAGCAAGGAGATCGTTTCTGCTACCCTGTGTCTCTTTGCCTCTTGTTCCGTACTCGAAGAAGGTGTCGGGCACTCTCGTTTCCTCTTTTCCGCAGTATTCGGACGCTGCGTCTGGGGAGAAGCTATCTTCGATATGAGCCCCAGGAAACATTTTTCGCACACTTGAAAGCGACCTTGGATTGGCAAACTCCATGTACCATTGCCAATGTCTGGTTCCTTGCTCACCAACTTCAAGTTGTCCCCTTGCAAATCGTACATCCTGACAGGCGCGTAGTACCTCCTGGAGGTCATAGTCGTCCGCTGGATTGTTGAGAGTGTTCGGACCGAAACATCTTGAACGCTTTGCTCTGGGCATACTGCGAATTTACCACAGAAGTTAGCACAGAAGTTAGAGTATAAATAGTATTCAGATTAACCCTAGACTCCTTTAGTTGAATCACCATGGTAACCATCCCACACGCACCGCAAACCCTAGGGCTCATGGTCAACCCTAGGGTTTCGGTGTTCGGCGGGGGGGCATCCCCCCCGCCGCACTTAGCAACCCTAGGGTTTACTATCGCGCCCTAGGGTTTGCCATCCTGTTCTCACACGCTTTTTAGGGTTAGGGTCGGTTGCTATAGATCTTTAATACCCTTACAGTACAGGAGAAGGAGATACCGGTTTAGACGGAGATTACATGGTCGGAGAAGTATTAAGAGGATTGTACGTCGTAAAGTCAAGCGTACATTCAGGAAGAACAAGAATCTTAACCCTTGTGTGCGCAAGCTACGTACTGTTATCCCTATTGATCCTTCTGGAGCAGCTGGCTGGAGGCTAGCTATCAATCTCAATGGAGATATATCAACAACATCTTCAGGAACAGCCATCTATGCAATCAGTAATGCAGGAATTACAACCTACTCTCTTACCGGAGCATCAGCCATGGACTCTATATGGTCTACATATCGTATTGCTGCTATTAAGTTTCGCTATTTCCCAGAGGTTAATGTGGAACA